GCCTGAACAAAGCTTTGAGTTCCTTGCATCGCGGCTTCAAAAGCACCAACCAATCCCTGACCTACCGTTTTTGAAAGTTCTTTAAATGCTAAATTTTCTTCTGCATTATCTTTTTTAAGGTCGGCATTGCTTTGGTGTGCCATATTTAGCCAATGAACATAATCTTCATAGGCTTTAGCCATTTTAGCTATATCGTCGCCAGTTAGCTTATCTGTTGATAATTGATTATCATCTTTCCCGTTTATAGTCGTAGCTTTCGTGCCTACTGCTGTAAGAGGAGCGGCACCACCACCAATTACCTGAGAGTTTGCAATTTTCTGTTCAACCTCGCTGATTTTTTCGCTTAATGCAGTGTACTGAATAGCAAGGTTTTTGATGTATTCCGCCGGCTTATTGTCAGCTACAGCATCATCCAAAGCAGTTTTAAACTCTTGCTGTTTTTGCTTTAATAAATCAAGCCCCGTTACAGCATCGGTATTTTTATTAGTATCGCCACCGGGATTTGTGCTAAATCCAGCTTTTACTTCATTATTTGTAGCTAAATTCTGTAATTCAAGATTTTGCTTAGTGATTAATCCGCTATCAGTTTGCAGGTCGTTTATTTGCTTTTGCAAACTTGCGACCTTTTGCATGTCACCGACCAAAGCCGGGCCGTATAGGGTTTTTAATTCACTTTCGGGAATACCAGGATATGTTTTTTTAAGGCTTGAAAGTTGGCTGTTGTAACTCCCTTGAGCCTGATCCCTTTGCTTAGATAAGTCAGTTATTTTATTCTGATTAGCAAATTCGCGTTCGGCATTTTTACCTATTTGATCTTCATAAGCTTTAGCCAAAGCAGAAGCAAGTATAGCTTTTGACAAATCATCATAAGCCTTCTTGTTTTCTCCTAACAGCGTCTTTTCTCTTTCGGCATTACTAAACCAATTAGGATATTTCTTTTCGAGTTCATCGTATGCTTTATTCCGATCCCGTAAAGAAAGTGTATGGTTTTGAGTAGCATCGTAAAGAATTTTTAACCGGGTTATTTCCTGCTCGCCTGATTCTTTGCCTTTTATTGTAGCCTGAGTTATTGCATCTAAACTATCAATATATTCGGCTGATGATTGAGCGGCACCCTTTGAAGATGAACCGAATTTATCAAATAATTCAACCGCAAGAGTAATACCCAATATTAAACCACCCGGACCCCAAAGCGACGAAGCTAAAGCACCTAAAGCGCCTTTAAAACTTCCGGTTTCGTTTACTAAGCTTGTGATGTGGTGACCCATTGCAAGCAAGGAACGTTCTGCCGCTTGACCACCTAAAGTAAAAGCCATTACACCATCACGGGCAGCACTTACGCCCGAACGCATGGTATAAAACTTCATCGACGCTGACATTGCTGAGCCGCCTAAAGCATCTGTTGATGCTGCTGCCCCAGCTAATGAACGTGATACATCATTACTAAAATTCTGTGTGAGTTGTCCGGCCTGTTTTAAGCCGTTTTGATAAGCATCTATGTCGGCCCCAATGGTGAGCCTTAAATCTTCACCCGCCATTTTTGATCTGTTTAAATGCTTCTTCCCTTATTTTTATTTCTGCAAAAATCCTATCCTTTTCATCCTGGCTTAACTCTTTAGCCGCTTCTGGTTCAGGATCAGTTACTAATGGCAGGAAATCTGTTATTTTATCACGGTTTTCATCGCTGTTAGCCCAATAGGTATAATAAGCGATAAACCGGGAATGCTCCCATTCTTTTACACTTCTTTTGATATGCCCACCGAGTAAAACGGTATATTCATACCATGTCATAGAAAGAAACTCATGTTTTCGTAGTCCTACATCACCGAGCGCAAACTCGCAGATACTACGCCAGTTTATTTCTACTTTTTTTTTACGCTTTTTTCAGCGTCTTTATCTTCTTTGCCTCTCAGTGTTACCAGAAACTCGCCCATGTCCGTAGAAGCTTTGAAAGCATCCCACAATGGTGCAAAATCGTTTATATTGGCAGTCGCAGTAAACCCAGCAATCTTTTTCATTTCAATGCCATGATCAAAATTTCCCTGCATCTTTTCGTAACCCACCAATCCGGCATAAAGCAAATAAGCCAGGCCTTGTATTACATCGCGCTTTGCTACATTTTGCAAAGCTATATGAGCGTTAAACGGTTCGCTTTTAGTTAAATGGCCTAATTCAACGAGCGCATAATTATTGAAGTGCCATAAGAACTTTTCGCCACCAATGTTTAACACAACTGGTTCAGGAAGATTGAAATCAGTAATTTCAGCCATTAGCTAACTGGAACTAAGCTCACAACACCGTTACCTTGCAGCGTATAGTCATATTTCGCTACATCTTTAACAGTTGCAGTTACTTTAAGATCCATTACGAAGCAATCGCAACCATATAAGAATAAACCGTCCTGGCTTTTCCATGTAGCATAAACCAGAGTTTGATTAGCAAGGGCAGTATATAAACGGCCTGACGAATAAACAGCGGCACCGCCTGAAGGATTATCATTAACCAAAAATCCGCTACCAGTTATCTTTATACCGATTGAAATAGGAACTGCTTCCTCCCAGATAGTACCGTTAGCGTCTTGTGATGCCCGGCTGGTTGTATCGGCTGTTTTTGCAGTGAAATTAATTGTGCTGGATTCGTCGTAAAGTACCGCAACGCCATTAATATAGACGATGAGGTCTTTACCCTTTTCTTTTTTTGCGCTCATTTTAAATGATTATGAATTTATCAATTAAAGATAAAAAGTAAACGGTTAATAGCTTTAAATTTTCGTGTTGCATAAATGCAAACTATCCCAAAATATGATTATACCTTACCACCCTGCTATGAACTGATCGTGTCGGGTAGTTCATAACTCTGTCGGCTGCAACTGTTACCTGAGTATTGTAAACGGTGAAATTATCCACGCTAATATCCGGCCCGGCTAAATCGATTATTGTGCTGATCTGATCTTCAATGTCATCAACTATAACCGAGTTAACATTACCATTGCTAAACTCAGCTATTATATCGAGTTCAATAGTAGCGTTCCAATCGTGACCTGCTCTTGAAGTATCTGCCTGTTTTTTAGTGATTGAATTTATAATAACCCTAACGGCTGGAACAGGATCGACTGATTTAGGTACAAGCTTATCATAAACGGGAACTGCAACGCTTCCGCTAACCAACCCACTAAGTAAATTATAATAGGCTTTTCGTATGTATTTATCAGGTACCATTTTATTTCAAAGTTTTCATTTATATGAAATTTATTGCTGCGTCATCATTTCGCGCAGGGCATTTTGTAAAGCTGGCAAAAGTTCGTCCCTATGCTCTACATAAGCCGGATATAAAAAAGGCTGAGGTGTTAATCCGTCCCTTAATATTGTTTTTGCTATTGCCCAGGCAGCTTGTTCGTCGGCATCCGCATTGCTTTGTTTTGTAAAGTTTTTATTGGTAACTCGTTTATGAGTAGCAACGCTGTAAACCCCTGTCAAACCATGCCGCCTAACCCAATCAGTCAACGCCTTAATAAAATCTTCCATCCCTCCGCTTTTCTGCCCCTGAAACTGCGCTGCAACATCGGCCATTTCTTCAGGAACATCAACCTTTCCACCTGTCCCAAATTCCTGAAATGGCGCTTCTGGTGCAGAACAAAATATCGAAACTAATAGCCCTTGCGTGTCGGCATTTTCTTTACCGATACTTTGCCGAATAGTTCCGAGATCAGCCGGTGCGCTTTGCTTCGCATCCAAAACAATTTTATCAGCTATTACATTTACCTGAGCCGATGCGATTCGTGCGGACCTGTCAGATATAGCTAAAAGCTTTTGAATTGTTTCCTGAACTCCATCTATCCTAAACGCTGTCATTAACTTCTTTTTACTCCGAGCATCCAAACAAAATACTGATCATGGTAAGCTGTTTCCTGTCCGTTTTGGAAACTTGCTTTAGCACCTGGCCAGTAAGGTAATACTGAAACTATCGTGTAAGTGTCAGGATTTGTATTATTAGGATCGCTGATGTCCTGAAACACCATATTTTTAGTTGGGTAAAAGCTTGCCCGTTTCCGTATCTTCAAAAAACGGTCGCCATTCATAACGCTGGCACCGGCCTCGATTGCAAATTGATGGTATTGGCGAATAGGTTCTAAAGCTCCCCATGTAGCTGTATGGTCGCCGTCTTTAGCATCCGGTGAAACATTAGATACAGGTGTTAAAGTTGTAACAGATCCACCGTATTCATTTTGGGTTGCAGTTTCAACAAAAAACCGTATTCGCTTATTAAATAATCCAGGATTCATCTTTTAAAAATAAGTTGACCGCATGTAAGGATTTAACAGCATTGATATATCGTTCGGCATGGATTCTTTTGTTGGAATCCTGTTTTCCATTACTTCCGTAACCAGAAGTTTAATCGCATAAACGATAGCATCAGGAATTTTAGAAGTGTCGGCATAACCTACATCGAGCGTAATCGTATTTAGATAGTTTACTGCCGGGCCTGTGTAATAAGAATAATCGTCAGCGTAAAAGTCCTGAACAGGCTTCTTAAAAGTAAAAGCCCACCGCAGCGGAAGTTGCTCTAATTTGTAAACAGAGGGATACCCATTCTGATCAATTACGCTGACGATATTATTTATAGGATACTGAAAAGCATCATATTTAACCGTACCTACCTGAATGACTTCTTGTCGTTCATATAGCCTGTAATTGGTTAACTGTTCAACAAGGTTAACCATACCATAAATTGCAAGCGTAATTGTGCTGTCCCAATCCGGGAAATCAATTGCTAAGTAATCTTTTGCATCCGCAAGGGAAAGCACATCTAATTGTGTTGCCATTATTTAATTTTTAATAGCCAGTCGTTTAAACTTTTAACGTTTGGTTGTGGATCGAGTTCAATCGCACGTTTTAAAGCACGTGCAGATTGCTGGCTGTAATAGCCGGAATCACTCATTAGCAGTTGAAGAATGTCGGTGTATAAATTTACATCATTTCTATCAATATAAATACCACAATGTGATAAATTTTCTTTTAGTCCGGGTGTTGGTGAGCAAACAACGGGAATACCCATACAAATAGCCTCTGTAGCTGCTTGTCCGTAAGTTTCAAACTCTGATGGTGCAACTAATATTTTTGTTTGCGATAAGTAGCCTGTTATATCTTCCCTGTTATCTACGTAGGTTAAATTGGGTAGTTCTGCTGTGAATTGTTCGCCGTATGTTTTAGGTCCCTTGATTCCTAAAAACTGATATTCCGGCATACGTTCTGCAAGCTTTATAAAAATCTTACCGCCTTTGTTTTCGTTGCAGTTTACCAATGTGATGTATTTTCGCTTACTGGCCGGAGATGGAGTAAAGTTCCTGTAATCAATGATTGGCGGCAGAACGAACGACGGATGGGTAAAATTAACTTCACGTTTTAGATATTCTGAATTGTAAATAATCCAGGTGTTTTTATTTGATGGTTCGTTAATCGGGTAGCTGCGATGTTGGTTGTGGCTGATGAATACAAGCGGCTTTTTAAACTGGTGTGCTTTGTTGTAAGCATATGCGGTTCCGAGTAATTGCGTGATCACTAAATCACACCAATTTAACAGCCCCGAATGAGCTGCCCACATTGTAGATAAATTTCCCTGCGGAATACATTCTATTCCGTCATAAACGTAGGGTTGTTCAGCGTAAACAATGGCTTTAAACTCGTGACCGTATGGCTGCAAAGCTTTTACCATGTTATGCAGGTATGTTTCGCCTCCAGCGTTAAAAAAAGGCTTGTAGTTGTGGGGAATGAGTAATATTTTCAAGGCTTATCTGTGAAAAATGAAACATTTATTAGTGAATAGATAGTCGCTGTACTCAAATTCCCGTTCTCCCCAGATGCCACGCTTATAAAGGTGAACCTGGATATTTAACTGCATCAACTCAATTAAATAGTTTAAGCTTGAATTTGCCATGTGAATTTCAGAAGCTTTCTCAACTACTGCCAGCCAATCAATCAAAGTAAAGCCCTCAATCGGCCTCATTTCGATTTGTGGTAAGTTCGAGTTTATTTCAGGTGTTATTTTATGCTTAAATTCATGCCCGAAGAAACGATTAACCAAAATGAAGTCTTTCGGTAGGTTTAAAAGGTTAATTAGCCTGTTTTCGCTGGCGTAGTCCCGTTTCCAGTAAAGATTGCGCCACATTAAATAATTATGCCCGTAAAGGTCATATTTTGACCGCATACAAAAGCGAAGATCCTTTTTTAGTATTTCCGAAGCCCAGCGATAAGGCAATACAACGCCATGAGGTGTGTTATTTGTCGCCCGGATTTCGTAGTTAATATCAACTTCTTTTTTACTTACAAAGTTTATATCAGGAAAGTGTTTTTTGATATTTAGGTACTGATCTTCAATAGGCCATAGAACAGAATTACCTTCATGCATCAATGCCCTTGCCATCGGAATTAAAAACAGAATGTCCCCCAGCGACAAAAATTGATTGAAAATATATTTTTGAGTTTTAACCGGGACTCCAGGCGATTTTCGCGGGTTAGGTCCGTGTACACCAAACTGATCAGAAAGTACCTTATTCGGCTGCAAATAGCCCTCAAATGAAAACTTTTCCGCTACGTGCAAGGGTGCGAACTTCATTCCGTGTGCTTCGAGTTCTTTTCGGTAGGTTCGGCAAATGTGGTGATCTTCCGGATGCTTTTGTTTTACGATTGTGCTAACCAATTCCATCAGTCTTTTTGACCGAAGCGAAAAGCCTCCATTCCCCACATCGTAACCATCTGTATAATGCCAGGGAGCGCCGATGTAGTCATATTGCGTCCAGCTATCATCCCACGCTTTCCAGTTATTTACAAATCCATCATGTTGAAATACCAAAACATGCGAAGTGTTAATATTTTTGTGCATTTCATCAATACACCATTCGCTATATTGCTCTTTTGAATTGATATTCGGGTGCAATACCTTTACTTCTCCAAATCTGATATACTCAGTGCATTTTTTTAAAGCAGGTTTTACCCGTTCAGGATTGCTGTCGACACAAAGCAGTGTAACATCGGGTAAATCGTAATAAAAAAAGTCGTCTGCAACGTCCGGCTGTTCGGTATGGTTCATACTACTATCAAATCCGATGTGCTGGCAGATGCTTTCTTTTAGGCAGTAAGCGCCACCTGCATTTATACAAGCGTTATGGTCCCAGTTGCCGACAATGTTTAAAGCAGGTTTGACAAAATTATCATATGCCTGTTTGTCGATACAAAAGTTTATGCCGCCAACAGACTGTTTAAGATATAAGCTTTTTTCTTCGCTGATAATATGATGCCTTTCGGTTCCATTAGCATTTCGCGTTGTTGAATGAAACCCTGTTAAAAGCTTACCGGGAATTTCCTTATAAGCCTGAATTAATTTCAATACCCCGTCAGGCTTAATTATAGCGTCGCTATCGAAGTTTATAACTAAATCTAATCCTAACCCAAAGAACAGGTCAAAGCCGTAAATTAGCGCACCTCTGATGCCTACATTCTCTTTTAACAGGACTTTTCTAACCGGGTTTTTATGAGTGAAGTTATTTATAAGGTTTAGCGTTTGATTGTTATTGCTGGCATCGTCGATAATCAGAATTTCTGCACTTTCAGGAAGCATAACTCGTTCAAGGCTCCATAAACATTCTTTCAAATATTCGGGCCTGTTATAGCAGCAAATTATAACTCCGACTTTCATGCTTTATTGATTCGTTTTTCAATACCTCTAACAAATTTCACCTGGCATAACCTAATCAGTTTCTTTTCGTCAGCCGGACTGATGTCTTTTCTTTCAATAGCTACATCTTTATGAAAATAAACGCCACGATATTTAAGTGATGCTATATAGAAAACCTTTCCTGCAGGCGCAATTTTTCCTTTGTAAACTAAGCTTGGTGTAACCTTTACTAAGGAAGGTTCAATGAACTGATAACCCTTCCCGGCTAAATGGTAGCGAATGAGCATCGCTAATACTTTTTTAAACCATTTTATCATTTTACAAGTAGGATTTAAAATTAGTTCTTCCAGTTCTTGTTATACTTGATTCAGCAAGCAAAAACCTGCCGTATCTAAAAAAGAATGTTGTATTTGATAATTCCCTTTTAGGCTTTTTAGATGTCCGCTGAATAACTCTGATTTTAATTTTTGATGTCATTGTGCGTTCCCGGTTATATCAAAGGTGAATCGTTCACTTGGTGGTAAATCACCGAGTTTTGTTTTGGGATCGTTGCTTTTGCTTTCGCTGTAAATAGACTTTTCAGCAACAACAATAAAGCTGTTATTTAGATCAACACTACTTAAAAAAACCTTGTGGCCTTTTGATTTGAGATAGTCCGCTATTTCGGTGCCAGTGAATTGGTGAACGTGCTTACGGTTGCTCCATGTCTGCCAGTATTCTTGTGATACATGCGGCAGATACAAAAACAGAATACCGCCAACCCGTAAAACGCTCATCCAATAATCCAGAACATTCATCCAATTTTCTTTAACATGTTCAAGGCTATGGGAACTATGGATGTAATCAAATCCCTCGCCTCCGTAAACTGGCAAATTCATCGCATGAAACTGAGGGTTTATTGACGGCTCGATACCTATAGATCCCGGATACTTCCATTCTTCTTTGGAATAGCCAATATCTAAGCCGTGAGTTAAACCTTTGAGTATTTCGTCAGCGAATGGTCTGCACCACCTCGCAGCGTTACCCGTAGCCTGAAAAGACGGATAAACTTTGCCGTTAAATTCAATGCTTTCCAAACCCATTAATATTCACGTTTTTTAGTATGTATGCCTTTTTTATACCCCGTCTTTTCGATTAAGGATGTTTCGATGTAGTTATTTACCGATCTGTTTTCTTCTTCGGCTTTTTTCTTAACTACTTCCTTTAGTCCCTTATCGAGTTTTAACGGTGTGTATTCTTTTTGGTCATCTGCCATAGTGTTACTTTTGAAATATTTTAGTTCTAAAAAAGACCGGGATTTTAACCCGGCCTTTCCCCAACAAACAATTAATCAACTATTAAGAGTGTTTCCACTACCCAAATGCTATTAAGATTGATAGCCTGAACCAGAGATGTTAACGCGACAGAATGCGCCACCTGCACCACCGTAGTAAACTGGCAATGCTACACGACCCTGAACACGAACAGTAATCTGATTGTATTGTGCGTTTGTACCGTCTTGCTCGAAGAACTCAACAATAGGATCTTCACGTAAGAACAACTGCGCACCATTCTGCCAGTCACCCAACAGAGCTTCACCCTGAGATATTGCAGTAGATTTGTAAACCGGAATATCATTGATATGCAGGATACCGTTTTGCAAACTAACAACACCTAAACCTGGCAGCGAGTAGATACCGGCAGTTGAACCAGAAGATTGAGTTAACAGGATTGAAGACCAGTCAATCGGGTGCAACAATATACCTGTAACTTGCAGGTTGTTAGTTTCAACATAAGCTGCAGCATCAATCAACATTTCGACAGGCTTAGTTTTAGAACCAGCGTAAGCGAATGAGTTAGCCGAGTTAATCAAACCAGTTAAGTTTGAACCTGAGCCGTTACCAGTCAAAAGCTGAGTATCTTCAGCAAGCAAATATTCCTGTAACAAACGATCAGCAATCGAAGCACGCAATGCAGTGATGTCATCAAGTGATTTACGGCTGATTTTCAAGAATGCCGAAATGTACTGGCTTGGAGCAAGTGATTCGATAAAGTTAAAATCGATCTGGTTGATCTGAGCGTTTTCTGCTACCGACATAGCACCAGTACCATCAGTTGAAGTCATCTTCAAGAAGTGGATATCTGATGCGGTCATGCGGCCTGTTGCGATAATGTCACGAACGTGAATTTTACGCTTCGGAATTGGCAGGATACCAGGAAGCAATTCGGCACGAGCAACGTCAAGACCTGAAATGCTCGATAAGCCCATAGTGCTAACGGTTTTCAATTCCAATTTAACGCCAGCGCCTTTTTTACCGCTTGCAAGTTGTTTGAAACCATCCAAAGCCTCCGGAGTTGCCATTTGCTCAAGCAATGAATCCTGAAAAGAAACACCTTTATTCTCATTAGCTTTGCCGATTTCTTTGAAACGGTTAAGCTGAGTTAAAGCATCTTCGGTTTCTTTGTTTTTAGCCTCTACTTCGTCGCGCAAAACTTTGATCTTAGTTTCAGCATCTTCGTTTACCTTTTTAACAGCATCTTCGATTAGCTTTTTAGCTTTTTCTTCTGCTTCTTTAGCGGCTTCTTCCTTAGCCTTTTTTACAGCGGCATCGCCCAGGCTATTCATGTTCTTTTTATAACCTTTGATTTCTTCGGAATCCGAATCCAAAATGGTTAAAAATTCACCGAGCATTCCATCGGTATTAAATTTCGATGCGTTAAGCACAAGGCCACCGATCATCAGGAAACCAAAAACACCCATCGCAACAAACGGCGATTGTGTAGCGGCACCCACAAATAAAGAAAACGCCACCGCAAAAAACAGGGAGTTTAATATTTTAATGGTTTTCATTTTTGTTAAATTTTTTTGATTACAGATTTATTTTAATTGACGCTATTGCTCCAATCGCTCCTTTCGGCTTACGCTTCGTAACAGTGAAACTCTTAGTAAACATGCACTTGCAGTAAGGACATTCCATTTCCGACGAATCGTCGTCAACATCCATGTCTTTATTACATTCAGGGCAGCTCACCGTCATCATCTTCGGCTGTTCGTTTTCAGTAAGTGACTTTTCAGATTGACCCAATAAATATGTTTCCCTTTGCAACTGTTTAATTGCAAATTCTAACCGTTCATAAGTTTCGTCCCGTAAATTTCCAGAGCGAAGTGTTTTAAATATTTTGCTTTCAAGATCAACAAGCTCCGCAGGTGTCATGCTTTTGAAGCCCTGAAAAGGTGTATCTTCATTAGCACCCAAAACCACCGCTGATCCTTCATAAAGTTTTACCTCTAATATTTCCCGGTACCAGGTCTGCCAATCGTTTTCATCCGGCATAACTGTATTGTATTTCACCGTTTGAAAACCTACCGAGTTCTGAATCATCAATCCGGCTGCCATCAGCTTTAAAGTATCCTCAGCGAATGATGCTCCCGATGTTACAGGGATTTCAGCATAAAGACCTTTTGAATCTTCCTGCAATAAAGTAGGCTTGCCTAATGGGTTTTCCCAGTTGTGTGACTTTAAGTAAAATATCTTATTAGCCCCTTGCGGGCCGTTTTCGGCTATTGACTTTTTGTAGCATCCCTGCACCATTATGTCGTCGTCGAAGTCTTTATTATTAAAAGCACTCCAATAACAGGAAACAATACGGTTTTTAAAATCAATGTCCTTGATTTCAGCCGAAGCGTTGTTAATGCTCTTAAATTCAAGAAACTTTTTAGGCACTTCTACAATGCCCGTTTTGCTTTTAAGAAAATTACCGTTTGGAAGTGTCATAGCTATACCTCAATAAAATTAGATTTATTTTCATCATTGTGAAAAATTATCGTGTTGCACTATTGCAAATACAAATGCTTGTAATTACCTTTACTTGACCTAAATAGTTGAAGATTACGCCTTTGTTTAGCTGTTGGTCATTTTGGTAAAAATATCAAACATGAAAATTTTTTAGCCTATGACTACAGACGAGCTAATGGGAATTATTTGCACCGAGCCGAAGTTTTATGCAGGTGTAATGAATCACAGTACTGCGTTTTCAATTAAGCGCCGTTGGAAGAACGGAACCGTAAAGCAAAGCACCTTAATATGGTTTTTTGCAAAGTTTGGTTATGAACCTGCTGAAATTGAATGGCAGATAATTAAAAAGACAGCATGATTGATACAAAATCACTTCGAGTAGGGAATATCGTAAATCAAACAAACATTTGTTATACAAATGGATATTACCCGGTTATTGTCGATAGTGTTTGCGATTACGGAATAAATGTCGAACCCAGTTTTGAGGTATCGCTCGATTGGGATAGGGAAGATAATTTAGAAGGCATTGAATTAACACACGAATTACTACTTTCAAATTTTTTTGAATCGGAAAAAGGTATTTTTCAACATTCAGAATTAAACTTTTTTTTAACTCATGGTTTTGAATTTTGGATTGGGCAATACAATGAGATTGATAAACAGTTCCCTATAAAAACTTTAAAGTTTATTCACGAATTAC